AAACAAAGGCGTAAACCTCCGGGGGTTCGGGGGCAGAGCCCCCGATAGAATGTGATTCATCAGAGCATTTGGGTAGTAGTGGATATTCGCCAGTTGTCGCATAGCGGTAATACTCAGTCGGAGACAGCTTGGCAAGGCTCCACTGATTTCTCTCGTTGTTGTAGTAATCGATCCAATCCAGAACCTTCTGCTCAACGGGCTGGTGTCCATCGCTGCTATTGACTCGTATCTCATCCTTCATGTGACCAAATAAGCTCTCCTGAGGTGCATTATCCCAGCAATTGCCTCGACGCGACATGGATTGCCTCAGACCATAGTCGTTTAGAAGCGTAACGAATTTTGAGCTTGTATACTGACAGCCTTGATCCGAATGGATCAGGGCGTCAGTTCGCAGTTCTGAGCCGTGCTTTTCCATAAGTTGGTTGATCGCGTCAATAACAAAATCTGTCTCATAAGACGTGCTGCACACGCAAGAAAGCACTTCTTTTGTGAAAGCATCCATAATGACACATACGTAGGTGTACTTGAGTTTTGGATCATGGTGTGAATACCTTGGTATAAATGTGATGTCCGTCAGTAGAACTGTTCGTGGTCCAAATGTTTTAAATTGCCTGTTTAACACGTTGGGCGCGATACGGTTCTCCTGAAGCCGTTTTGCCTGCATACGGTATGGGCTTACCTTTCTGACAGGGCACACAAGATGGAATTTCTTCATAAGACGCCGTATCTTCTTAGGATTCATATGCAATGGAGGATTTGAACGCAGAAGGCGCATGTGGATGCCTCGCGCTCCTTTTGCGTAACCACGGTACCTAAATGCGGCAAGAATGAGGTCGAAATCTTCCTGATCCTGCTCTTCTGCTGCCAGCCGTTCAGATTTTCCAGACTGCCAATAGTAGAAGCCGGAACGAGAGACACCAGCTAGTTCGCACAGATAGGAAATGTTGAGCAGATTGTTATCCTGCTTTATTGCATCGGCAATTATCTCATAACGAATTTTCGGAGAGCCATTCATATACATGGTTATTTCTCCTTCTTCTCCGCTAAAATAATTTTTTTTATAAACTCTAGCTCCTGTGACATATACGCAACCTTTGTGGCCAGCTTATTTATTTCAGAGTCGCTCATAACAGGCGGCCTGCCGCGGGTTGCTCGCCTAGGAGGAGTTGGAAAAGAAAACTGTTCTTCAGCATCAACGGGATATGGTTCATTGCCCTCGGTGAAGGGCACGCCTTTTGCTTTTGCTTCACGCAAGAGCTTGAAAAAACCGAGAATACGATTTCTACCGAGCGTTTGTGTATTCAATCCAACATCAGCAAATATCTGGCCTGGATCGATCCCGTCGCAATAGCGTTGCCATGCGGCATTCTTGAATGCTTTTGTGAATGAAACGGTCTTGCTCGATACATAGGCAACATGAGGAGAATCTGTGAGTTCCTTCAATTGGTCTGCAGTAAAAGTAACGTGCTCATACATCCCTTCGGAGATTTTTTTCTTGCGGCCGGCTCCTGGCCTGGCTCCGCCATGCTGGGTAACATCTTTAGCCATTGTTTTCTCCTTTTCTGCGGCGAAAATCAATTGCAGATATTGTAACATAATCTGTTTAATCGTTGGCTACGAGATTTCATATCTGTCCGAGAAATTGATTCGCCATTCTGTTTCTTGTTTGGTATTTTGATTTCTCACAATCAAGAATCAATCAATGGCTGTCCAATTTTCGGGGTACCTATCAAGGGGTATCAAAATCTCTACAGCTTTAATTTTCGGACAACGCGGTCGGGTCACGTACAAACTTTCGCGATTTCAAGAGGGTGAATAGCCCTTTTATTATTTTGGGGAGGAAACGGATATGGCAAACGGTCATGGGGGTGCGCGGCCCGGTGCCGGCAAGAAGAAAAAACCGCTTGCGGATAAAGTGCTCGAGGGCAACCCCGGTAAGCGGCAACTACAGGTAATCGAGTTCAAGACGTCCACGGACCTGCAGGGACAGCCCATGCCACCGCCGCGTGAAATGTTATCGGTGGTGCAGAAGGACGGCAAGCCGCTCATTGCTTCAGAGATCTACGAACGGACGTGGGCATGGCTGAACGAGCGCGGCTGCGCTGCTCTTGTTTCTCCACAGGTATTGGAGCGATACGCCATGAGCGCAGCGCGCTGGATACAGTGTGAAACGGCGATTTCGGAGTACGGGTTCTTGGCAAGGCACCCGACGACGGGGAATGCGATCCAGTCGCCGTATGTGGCTATGAGCCAGACGTACATGAGCCAGACAAACCGGCTCTGGTACGAGATTTATCAGATCGTGAAGGACAATTGCGCAACCGGATATACCGGCGAAACGCCGCAGGACGACGTAATGGAGCGGTTGCTGACGGCGCGGAGAGGCGGATGAGCCCATGGACGAAATACAGGAATTCATCCGTTCCCTCCGGTATTACCGTCTGACCAGCCAGCAGCGAAAAACGCTGCGCGGCCAGGCGCTGGCAGGAAATCTCCCGGCGGCAAAGGCGGGGCTACACAGGATCATGAAGAAAGGGTATCAGCATGGACATTCAAACGTTACCGGTGGAAAAACTCGTACCGGCGGAATATAACCCGCGTAAGGACCTGAAGCCCGGTGACCCGGAATATGAAAAGCTGAAACGCTCGATCACGGAGTTCGGGTATGTGGAACCGGTCATCTGGAACAGAACCACCGGCCATGTTGTCGGCGGCCATCAGCGCCTGAAGGTCCTGATCGATACCGGCGTGACCGAGGTCGAGTGCGTGGTCGTTGAGATGAGCGAAGAAAAAGAAAAAGCGCTCAACGTCGCGCTGAACAAGATCAGCGGCGAATGGGACAAAGAAAAGCTTTCTCTCCTAATCGCGGACCTGCAAGGCGCGGATTTTAACGTATCTCTGACAGGCTTCGATGCGCCGGAGCTCGACGCGCTGTTCAAGGACGCGCAGCGTGACGGTGTTCACGACGATGATTTCGATGTCGATGCTGCGCTGAAAGAACCGGCGATTACGAAGCCCGGTGACCTGTGGCTGCTTGGAAAGCACCGGCTTATCTGTGGCGACAGTACAAAAAAAGATGTGTTCGACTTGCTCATGGACGACCGCCAGGCAAACCTTGTGGTCACCGACCCCCCTTACAATGTGAACTACGAGGGCAGCGCAGGCAAGATCAAGAACGACAATATGACGGACTCTGCGTTCTATGATTTCCTGCTGGCTTCGTTTCAAAATATGGAAGACTGCATGGCCTCCGACGCGTCGATCTATGTGTTCCACGCGGATACGGAGGGTCTGAACTTTCGCAGGGCGTTCTCGGATGCAGGGTTCTATCTGTCCGGTACGTGTATCTGGAAGAAGCAGTCGCTCGTACTCGGGCGCAGTCCTTACCAATGGCGGCACGAACCGATCCTTTTCGGCTGGAAGAAAAAGGGCAAGCACGAATGGTACGCAGACCGGAAGCAGACGACGATCTGGGAGTTCGACAAACCGAAAAACAATCCCGACCACCCGACCATGAAGCCGGTGGAACTGCTGGCGTATCCGATCCTGAATTCCAGCATGGCAAACTGCATCATACTGGATCCATTCGGTGGAAGCGGCAGCACTCTGATTGCCTGCGAACAGACGGATCGGACCTGTTTCATGATCGAGTTGGACGAGAAGTTCTGCGATGTAATCGTCAAACGGTATATCGAGCAGGTGAACGGCTCCGACGATGTATTTCTTATTCGAAACGGCGAGCGGATTTCTTACAAAGAAATTGCTGGAACTGCCGAGAATTAGCATTGGTGCTCTGCATATCTGTTTTTGTTTTGAAAATCAGGGTTGATTGTGCTTTAATTAAGATACGTGACAGGATAAATACGCATCTTAAACGTATTCCAAATGTGTCGGGGGGTATAATTCGTGAGGAAAAAAAGTGTAATCGTTATCGCTCTTATTGTTATGATGCCTTTGCTATTAGCCGCCTGCAGCAATCAACAGGACGAAATTCTAAATAGGCTGGACGACCTTGAAAACAGGGTTGATTTTTTGGAACAAGAGCTGAACAACACGGATAGTACTGCTGCTCAAGCGACTATTCCGCCTCAAGAAGCGGCAACGCAGATTACTGAGCCTGCCAATACAGATGTGCCAATCTCGACTGAACAAGAAATAACATATGCAACTGTTCTTGAGATTCTAAAAAATGTCCATATTACAGCGAGTATTGACGACTGTTTTATTGGAGGATGGATTGAATCCGATTCGACAGATAAAGTTTTTCTGTATCTTGTATATGATTGTGATCTCTCGGATCAGGTTAAAAGCGCTTTGTCAGAAGCGGTTGAAAGTAATTCTGCAATCGACAGCGATCTTGTTTTTGAAGGGAAAGGCGCGTACGCCATATTTAACGGAAACATGATTAACTTACAAATCGACAATAACGAGGACATCGCAATAGGCTATGACCTCATTGACTACGACGCGATAACAAAGATAAAGGCATTAAATGAGTTTTATTTCGATTATGAAGACTACTTGGTTTCTCAGGACATGATTAGCCAATTTGGCTTTGAGAATTTTACATATACATATTGCTTGGATGATGACAGATGTGTATCTACGGTTCTGAATATTTGCGGTATTTCATATGACGTAGCTAATGAGGAGTATGATTACTTTTCGGATAAACTTTTAGGCGAAAATGACTATAGCTTGCCTGTTGGAGAAAGCGGCGATGAAATCAATGGTGTCGCAGAGGATGGAGTACCAATGAGCATCATAGTTAGAATTGCAAATGAAGAGGACGGTTCGTGGGAAATAATGATATCCCGCATATACGAATAAAAGCATCTTTAAAAATTGTAAAGATGGCTTCGGAGCCCGGATTTCTGGCAAATTCAGCCGGCGTCAGGTATGAAGTAGCGCTGTGCGGATGGAACTCGTTGTAGTCCCTTCGCCAGCGCTCTATTTTGTCTCTGGCATCCAGCAGAGACATAAACCAGTTGTACAATTAATCCGACTAAAAGGCTAACTGCATCGTACTGGACCCATTCGGCGGAAGCAGCAGCACCCTGATCGCCTGCGAGCAGACAGACCGCACCTGCTTCATGATCGAGTTGGACGAAAAGTTCTGCGACGTGATTGTTCGGAGGTACAAAGATCAAGCTGCGTGTGCTGACGACATTTACCTGATCCGAAACGGCGAGCAAATGCCGTATAAAAAGATTGCTGAAATCGCAGATATAGCTTGATATTTACACGGATCAGAGCCATATATGTACTACCG